ACACAACAGGTGTTTGGTAATATTGTTAAACACAAGGTTTTGGAATATTTACCCTCCTTTTGGATAATTCTTCTTCTGAATTGATTTGATCAAGATGTGCATTAATCTTCTTAAACGCATCTAACTGTTCTGGTGTGAAAGCAGGGATGGGTAAAGACTTTTCTTTTAGAGGATCAGGTAAAAAATCATCAGAATCTGAAGTCCAATCATCGGAATGGTAAAGGGCAGCCCAAGCTGCATCGTAATAAATTTTTAGGTAGGCTTCTTTTTGATCATCTGTGCTCATTGCGAGTAAACCAGGAATATTGGTTCCAGGAAATGGGAACATATCAGTTGGATCAGAATTTTCAAAAAGGTAATAAGTGCCTAAAACTTTGTCCATAAGTAAAGTAAATGAATTCGTTTTACAAAAAATAATTCTTTTAAGCAAATTAGGATCAGGGTCATTTTGAGTATCATATAAAATTTTGGGAAGAGTAAACTTTTTATTTCTATTATCTGTTCTCAATTGGGCAGTCGTTGCTTCTAACAATTCAACGGAATGTCTTCCTTTAGGATCAAAAATAAAATTCTCTTTAAATTGCCCATTTTCATTTTTAATAATATCAAAGTTAGGGTTAGGAACCTGATAAATTGTAATTTCAAAAGCTGAAGGGGAGGTAGGTAAAGTGCCTGCTGTACCAAAGGTAATAACAACACCATCTTGAGTAACTGTAAAAGACTTTCTTAACGTCATTCCAAAAGCACCCGCTGAACCTGTTAAGGGAACAGTTTGAACTAAGGGAAAGGAGGCAAAAATTGTCGTATTCGTAGCAGTGAGAATTGGGTAGGCACATGTTACAGAACCTGTGCCTTGCCACTGAACTTCCATGACGAATTGTCCTCTAACACTTGTTGGAAAAGAAATAGTTGTAGATGTCAAAGATATAGCAATATTATTATTTGGATTAAGAGTTCCATTTGTTGCTAAAGGTGTTGAATTAGTAAAATTTGGTCCGCCTGTATTTAAACCATATTCAAAAAAAAGATTTGAAGTTCCAGAAGCAGCACTTTCCTTTGGGATATTTAACTCAATATCATAAGAAACCCAAACTTCTCCAATAACAGAATTTGAAGCAGTATTTCCACCGACAGCTAAAGTTGTTTGACCCAAGTCATAAAGCCTCTCATCAGCTCCAACAGGTACTGAACCTTGTCTTACATAAAGGGTATCAGCAACCAAAAGAGAAGGCTTACACTCGACACAATGAATCATCGAATTTGAAGGTTTTGTAGCAACTGAATAATCATAATTTAACATTGTTCTTTTATCTAAAAATCCTCCTTCTAAAGAATTATATTGGGTAGCTAAAGCAACGTAACCTAAACCAGCAACGTTTGCATATTCAGAACCTTCTGAAATGAATTCAAAACACAAACCTAAAAATCTATAAGTTTGAAAATTAGCGGCTATTACAGACAACCAAGGAAAAGTGGTTGCCAAGCCTGGATTAATAGTAAAAGTCAAAGGGGTGAAAGCAGCAGTGGATGAGTAAACATCACCTAAATACTCTCTGTGTGCAATTCTAACAGCAGTCTTTGAAGTGTGCATAGCAGGAACTTGAGCACCTAATTTTCCGTCTGTAGCAGCAGCAGCAATAGAGTTTAACTCAGGGGGGACTTCATCCTTAATGGTGTAGTCTCCAGCACCCATAAGTAAGGGTAAAACATGAGGCAACATATGTGTTCCCACATCTAAAAGTTTCTCCCACCACTCTTTATTCTTTGGCTTCTTTTCTTTTAATTTGATTGGTTCTACTGAATAGGATCCATTACCTTTCAAAACAGGACGAGAATTGTTTAATGCGTTAGCAACCTTGGTTGGTCCGTGTTTGCCGGCTCTAAGTTGCCGCACAGGTGCCAAGGCTTGCTTTGGTGTTGAAGAACTAAAAGCGTAGCCTCCAACCACTTTTGGCACGTATTGGGGTGCACCATCACGCATATTTCTTCTTCTTCGTTGCCTCCGTTTTTTGGACGGTTGAGGCAATAAACCTGCATTTCTTTCTGCAATAGTTCTTTCAATACGAGCATTTCTTTCCAACTTTCTAATTTCTATCTTTCTTTGTCTTTTCCGCTCTCTTCTTCTAGCTTTCGCAGCTGGTGACCGAGGTTTACCGACAGAAAGATGAGAATGAACATTAGAATTAATGTTAGGAATGCGCACTGTTGTATTGGGAATAACATTAGGCTGAGAAAAATGATTGTAATTAGGATCTTTGACTGGAGTAAGTTCATATAAAGTAGACATTAATAATAAATTGTGCTATTGATAAACAATAAAACCTCACCACCACACACCACATATTGTTAACACACACACACACACACAACAACAATAGGAATTTAAGGATTATAGTAACGTGTTGAAATAAGAGGTAAAAAATTTAAACCCTCTAAACACTTTAGTGTTACTACCTCCAGATTCAAAACCAAAATAATGGTATAAAAAGTAGCTATTTTTATCACAACAAGATGAAAATTCTATAATGTCATGATGGAATTGAGTTGGAATCTCATCCAACCTGTCCCTAACAAGCTCACGTAACATGAGAGTCATACCTTGATACACTTCATAATGTTCATCGTCAAATGCAACAAGTGTTATCAAAGCCATAAGCCTGGATACTGTAAATATAAGTTGTTTTCTCTCACAAGTAAAAATAAGTGACGAAGTAATCTTACCAATATCAGGAACAGGATAGTACATTTTAAATCGATTATTAAACCGAACTTTAGATCCTAAAAATGAATGTTTTGGATCAATAACTTTTAGAAAAGTAGAAGTTTTTATGGTTTTAGGTTTACGAACCATTCCAAATAAAGCATATGTTTCCTCTAAATGTTGAATCCATTCAGAGTCAGTTGCACTAAAAAAAGATAACTTAATACCAGAAATGGTATCGTCAGAATAAATATTAGCATAGTGAACATGAAGAACCTCAGCTAAATTAGGTAATCTTTTAAGTTTCTTTAAAAAAAAAGTGATCATCTGATAAAATCGAATAAAAATATGTAAAATTGTATTGTCAGAGGCAGTATTACGACTCCCTGATCTATTACCAAATTTTACAAAATACAAATGCCCATCAGGGCAAGTTATAAAGGCACTAATTAAATAAAAGGATACAAAACCGAAATCTGCTTCTTGTTTAGGGGATAAGTTTAAACATTGTCTTCGTATTAAATAAACAATAAAAAGAACTGCAACCCTATCATAACCAGAAACATCTCCTTCCTCAATAAATTCAAAATCTTCAAGTCTTTTAAACATATCATTAAAACCACCTTGCCACTTGTTTCTTCCATAAGAAGACCAAATTTTACCTGCGGCTGCAATCAATGCATCATTTTGTTGATCAAAAAGTTCAGCGCACCAAGCCAACAAATCAAATGAACCATTAAAAATAGTTCTTATTTTGTTTATATCGTCAATATCGTTTTTTTGAATATCAATCAAGGGGAGTAATTCAATTTTTGCAAATGTTTTAAAATATTGTGCAACATCTTTGTTTTTAAACCTTTTAACAAAGGTCTTAGTAAAAAGAGCATTTTGTTTACTGTCTATACCTTTTCCTTCATAAGGTTCTCCTGGTTTGGCCTTAAAATTAAAGTCACAATCAACAAAGGAAGTAGTAGGTGTAACAGTTAAAAAGGGAGATAGATAATTAATTACCATCTCTAAAGTAAAATAAAAGATGTTATCTATAGGTGGACATTTCATAGGAACATCACATTTTTTAATAGATTTTAAAATGGCAGCTTTTGATTGAGCCCTACCACGATGAGTACTATACATAGAAATACTTCTAGCTATCTCGGGGTGTGCATTTTGGAAAGTAGTCCAGGTTTCATCAATGAAATCCTTCACACGCGGGTCATCATCCTCATGTTTCGAAAAACGGGAATTAAACGCAACAGCTTGTAAATACTCGTAGGGTTTATATGCTGGATTGGCTGACCGCCATCCGCCCTCATCCAGCAGGAGGTTGGTTAAAAGTTTAAAGCCTTGAACCAGGCTACAACATCGGCAAAAGCTAAAAACACATTATGAGTGTTTTTGCCATATGAACCAGTATGCATTCCATAGTTAAGACCCTCGCGCCTGTAAAGACGCCCACAATCTCCAAAATCAGAATTATTTTGAACTGCAAATTCTCCATTAACTTTACGACAAATAGCAGGAGATGCAAAAACTTTATCCTGTCTAACAACAGTCAACCAAACTTGTTGGCCAACTGGAACTTCTTTATGACAAAGTTTAGCTGTTTTCAAGCCTTGTGTATCGACTTTTCCAGCTAAACGATCTCTTTGAATAATATTTGCTGCCTCATTACGAAGTAATGCTACCAATTTTTGATCAGTAATACAAGCAAAATCAACATAAGGATGTTCTTCAACTTTATAATTTTGAATATTAAGAGAATAGTTGGGATCAAAATTAAATCTTAATTCATGAACACCCTGTTTTTCAACAAAATGTTTATTAAAAACGACAGCAGTTTTACCATCGATATCACCTAAAGTCCACCAACCATACTCTGCACCATCCTTAAAAAAGGGTTGCTCTTCAGTATAAGCACCATAGGGAATAAGAGTTGCAGCAAAATGATTTGCTTCAGAAGTGAAACTAGTTAATGTTGTTGTTTGAGTCGTTGTAGTGGAAGTAGTAGATGTACTAAAAGAAGACTCCACAAAAGGTTGGCCCTTTGTTTGCTTAGACTCAGCTTTTTTACCTTTTTCAGGTTTAGGTTGCTTTTCTAAAAACTTTGGTAAACAATCGGCACAACGCATATCTGCATTAATATTTTTCTTAAAATAATCACCGTCACACCTTCTTTTAACAATAGATGCTTTTCCCAACCAACATTTACAATCACAACAAGTAAAAGACAACCACAAGGGTTGTTTATTGTTTTTCTTTAAATATTGGTAAGCGTGGGGCACAGTTCTCCCAGAATTCGCTTTTACACAATTGGGACAAATAATTGCCTCTAAATCACCTGGCAACTCACGGCCGAGGGTTTTTTCCAACCACACTTTAGCACCAATAACTTTTTCACAATCATCATTAACACAATAAATAATATCATGTTCCTTCTCTGAAACACTTTCTTTAATCTTTTGAGTGTCTTTTTTAACCTTTTGTGTTTTTAAAGACATATCCTCATTAACTTTTGTAAGAAGCCTTATTTGCTCATCTTTTTGTTCACGAGTTTTAATTTCAGCTTCTAAAAGCATCTTATAATTATTCGAAGCACATTGCATTTCAGCAATAAAACCTGCTTGTGATCGGGTCATTTGATCAATTTGAGCCTTATAATCATCTAAAGTCTTTTGCATTTGAGACAATCTAACATCTTCTACAGATTTATTAGATAGATTGCTTGCCTTAGCCTCAAAATGAAAATCAAGGTTTTTTCTTAAATAAAACTGACCAATCTCTAAATCAGTTGGAACAGATTTTTTCCCTTCATTTTTAAAAACAGTAGGGTTATCTCCAATACAAAAATATTGACCAACAACTCTATAACTAAGAATTTCACCTGTATCAACTGTTTTAACATCAAAACTATGATCAGGTACACCTACCCAATTACCCATATTACCGGCATCCATTGCATAATCATCAAAATTATCATAAATAATTACAGGAACTTTCTGCCTATTCTTAATTTCGGATTGGGGCGCATTTGAAACTCTTTTAAATGTTCGATTAGGATCAGGGACAATATCAAAAATAGGGGGAACTGATTTTGATGCTTTTTGAGCATTTAAAATATCATTTCTAGCTACCATCCTTTCAGGATAATCACCCGGATTACACATACTATGTTCAATTGTTTGACCATTAGGATCTAAAATGAGATTTCTAGGAACTTCATGTGATTGTAAACCACCTTCATTTTTAAGACTTCCATATTTTCTATTCCCATAATTTGGTCTAAAATCAATTTCTTTTGTGTAATGTAATCTATTATCATCACCTATATAATCATAAAAGTCATGATTAGGACCACAAGTATCATTGTAGTCCTTAATATACTCAATCTGATAATCTGTGAGCTGATATGGTTTTTTACCTAAATAATTACAATAATCTTCAACCATTCTAGGATCAACTTTATCAAACCTTTCAGTATAAACAAATTCTTGATAAACAAAATCATCTTTTGTATCAACTCTGTTCATATGCCAATATTTGTCATAATCGGGATTATACATATCAGTGGCTTTTTGAAGTTTTTCGAGTCTACGTTGTTCACGAATATCATCGATCTCATCTTCATCAAAATCTTGATAACGCCAATCATAAACATCAACATCAAAGCCTTTCTTTTCTTCATCCCATTGTGCTGTTTCATAAATATCCAAAAATTCATCTTGAGAATAACCACATTTTTCAACAAAATCCCACCATTTATCCTCAGTATTGGTCTGACCATACTCATGAAAATGATCTTCAAAATATTGAAGAAGATAATTTAAATCATAATCATAAAAATCCCTAGTATTATTCTTATAAACTCTGAATGTAACTTGACCCTTTTTTGTAAAAGGAGTTCGATTTTTTTTAAAGTGTTTGCCTTTTGATTTTTTTGTTTGTTCAGTTGGCTTCCAATCTTTCTTTGGAAATTTAGAACGGCCACCTTTACCCTCAAAATTAAAACCATAGGCACCCAAAAATTGCTTAATTTTTTCCCAATTAGAATAGGAAAAAAAAATCAAAATAACAAGAGATGTTACAATCATTGCAATAATAATCTGAATGAAATACTCTTGAAAAAATTTCTTAATTTTACTATCTTTAATAGCATCTATGAATTTTTTGTAAGTTTGTGATCCAAAAGATGTTACACTAGAAATCTTATCTTTAAATTTTAACCACAAAGAGTTAACAGTAACTGTTAAAGAAAAAGGATCAAGATTAACAGGATCTTGTATTTCCATTTTAACTGAACCATTTCTCATATGTGGACAACCATTAGTAAAACGTGTGCCAAAACAACGATGTTGACCAAAAGGCCTTGTACAATTAAGGCATTGATTTTGATAGATAGAACACTCTTGTTGAGAAGAGAGTCCACAATGCCGGCATGTAAAATCGGTAAACACTTGAACAGGTTGCATAACAGTTGTTGTAGTATCAGTGGTGAGTGGTTCATCTGGGACGTTACCACCAATCTTCCCACCGGAAACGAATTTCACACTCTTCGTAAAAGAGGCTATTGGTTGAACAGCTTCATATCTATGGGTAACTGGTCCATTATAACATTGGCAAACGCCTGTAATTGGATCTGGTTTGTCTTTCACATCTGATTCAAAATATATTCCAAAATATTTTGCTAAGTGAATAAACACACCCCAAAGAGAGGAAAATTCTTTAATATTATTGGGTAAAGAGACTTTCTCAAAAAGAGCTCTAAAAACAACTAAAAACAAACCAATCCATGTAAATAAATCCATAAATTTTGAAGTTTGTTTATCGTTTGATTCTTTTATAAGAGAAGAATATTCTCCTTTTAAAACTCTCTTAACATCTCCATGAGGGGAATCAATTCTTTTAGAGTCTATCTCCTCAAAAGGAGGAAGAGTTTTTTTATGAAGTTTGTTATAAAGGTAAACTATACCACGACTTACTGCTGTAAAAACAACAACCGCGGTTAAGTTAACCAAAATCGTAGATAAAATGGTTTTATATCTACTCATCGTTCGGTACTGCATGTAATAACCATAAAATTTTTAACATGTGACCAAACGGCAATGTACGCGAAAAAACCAAGAGTGGTAATTGCAAAAAAATGGGGTATTGCAACATACGAGACCACTACAGTACAAAAAAAATCCATATACAAAACAGAAGTATACAGCCAAACTAAAACTGTACTTTTCAAAAAAGAAACAGAAAAAAAGTTTAGTGCTGCAATTTTGATTGTGGCAGGAATCGTCACTGCAAATGTCTGAACAGCTGCACAATAGGCCCAAAACAAAGTTACCATACCAATTAGGAACAATCTAGTTCTACTATAAGAGGCTCTGATAAAAGTACCAACTCTTGACCACTGTGTTTTAACCACTTTAAAAGAAGTCGGTCCATCATTTCCACAAGGGAAAAGAGACGCACCACAGTGGGAGCAAAATAATACTCCCTCTACACTTGACAACTGATTGTGGCATTTACTGCACACAACCGTGTCCCCATACAGAGGAAGATGCTGTTTTTCATTATTTTCATTGTTAT